AGTTGTTTCATCCTCTATTTCTAAAAGTTCTGCATCTGGGTTTGTCATCCCAAAGTTGGTAATAAGTTTATATTCTTTTTCAAGGGTTTCTTGGTTATAACTTAAGATGTATACTTCTGGGTTGGTTTGGAGGATAAATTCAAGGTCTTGTATTTCAATTTCTTTGGTTTCTTCTCCAATCTTAATTTGGATTTTAGTATCACCTGTTACACAAATATTGGTCATTGATACTTTTAAATTATTCTTTTTATATGCTTCAGGATTAGTATTATTAATATTGTCTTCAAACATGATATAAGGCTCACCTGTCTCTAAACGTGTTTTCAAAATTTCACCCCACAATTTAATAGCTTTTGGATCCTTTTCTTCCACTTTATTCATAAACTCATCATCAATTACAACACATTGATGTAGGTTCAAACATTGGCGATTTACATCACCTTTTGGACGGCGAATCATCAAGAACTCTTCAATGTCTGGGTGGTTTATTGATAGGTTTACAGATGCTGCTCCTCGTCTAACTGAACCTTGATTTGTAGCTAAAATGGTTGAGTCATATATTTTACACCATGGAACTACCCCTTCAGATACACCATTACCAGAAATTGTTTTACCGCGTCCTCTAATTCGAGACACACCAATACCAACACCCCCACCTTGAGACGATAAACGCATTAATTCTGAATTGGCAAGTGCAATTCCTTCAATGGAATCATCTGTGTCTATTCCAAAACATGAAATAGGCATTCCACGTTCTGTCCCTAAATTTGAAAGTACAGGTGATGCTAAACATAGCCAATTTTTAACCATTGCTTCGTAAAAGAATGGTTGCAAATCTTTACGTTTTAAGCGACGTGCTGCTGCTTTGGAAACTCGTTTAAATGCCCCATAAACGTCTTCGTCTGGTAAAAGGTACCCTTTAGAGATCATTGACAATGAAATCTCGTTCATAAAATCTGGATAATGCTTGTTTTTAATCCAATTTGTTGTATCTACTTGTATACTCATTTATTTTGTTTTGATTTTATTAATTCAATCAGATTTTCTAAAGTTAATATGTTTTCAACTTCTTCATCTTTTATTTCAACATTGTATTTAGATTCAATCAATTGAAGAATTTCAATTTTATATATTATGTTTTCTTCCATTACAAATCACTCCAATCAGCTGTTGATTTTGAGTAATCAGTCACACGTGTAGAGAAGAAATCTGAATGGCTCTTACCACTTGTTAAATGTCCAAACCATTCCATTTGTTTAAGTAAATTAGGATCAATATCATTATAGATAGCTGAATATCCAAGTTCTATTAGTTTTTGGTTTGCTCTTTCTTTGATGAAATTCTTTAATTGTTCTTTGTTTAGACCTTCAATACTTCCCATCTCAAATGCTTTATCTATAAAATCAAATTCTAATTTTACAGACAAATCACAAGCTTCATAAATTGCTTGAGTTAGTTCTTTTGTATCTAAATCTGGGTTTTCTTGGATTAGGGTTCTATAGAGCCAACATCCTGCTTTTGAATGTAATGATTCATCTCGTACACTCCATTCTACAATTTGACCTGTTCCTTTCATCAAATTACGTAATTGAAATGACATTAATATAGCAAATGAAGAGAATAAATTCACACCTTCGGTAAATGCTGAGAATATAGCAAGGGAAAGTGCTTTTTCATGTAATGTATCTCCGGGCAGTTCAACTAAACGATCAATTTTGGCTTTTGCTTCTTCATCTTCCATAAATGCTTCAAAGTTATCTAAACCTAGTTCTTCATTTAAGCGGGCATAAGCTTCAGCATGAATTGATTCGAAATCAGCGAATGCACATGCCATAGCTTTAATTTCATGTTTAGGGAACCATACTGCTACTTTTGTTGACCAGTAATCGTTTACATACGTTTCTGTTTGAGCAAATGATTTTAAAATGTTACCTATTAAATTTTTTTCTGGTTCTGTTAACTTTAATTTCCAATCATTTAAGTCAGATGAAAGTGGTACTTCATCTGCGAGCCAATGGGCTCTATGTTGGTCTTTGTAAAATTCAAACGCAATTTGATATTCAAATGGTTTGTAATGGGGGCGCAGTTCTGTTATCATGTGTTAAGTTCAAAAAATTGTTGTTGTAACATTCGTCTGTCTAAATCATCAAAATTGGTGTTTCTAGAAGATGGTTGTCTAGGTTCAGCATCGGGATCAGGAGCGTCTGTGATTTCAAAGTGACCTGTAGAGGTGTCTGCGCTTAAGTGGAAGGTAACTCCATCCATCCCATATCTGTTTTTCATAATGTGAAACCTACCTGTATTACTTACTTTATCTTCTTTTTTTCTTGAAAGTGAAATGGCAACATCGGTAATCATCATTTTGTCATAACTACCTGCAGCCTTATCGCCCTCAATAACATCATCTTTTGATCCTGCACGGTTAACCTGTGAAACACTCCATATTGGAAGATTTAATTCACGTGCTAATCCTTTCGTGCTAGTATAAATATCATCTATTTCGAACTTACGGTCTGTAGATTTGCGTTTTGATGAAAGAAGATCTACATAATCTATAATAATCAAATCAGGTTGTATTCCTAGCGAAATAATCTTTTTAATATGAGATTCTATTGTATTGATTGTTGCTTTGCCTGTTGGGAATTCTTTGATGATTAGTTCACCTTCCAAAGTTGGAACTACTTCTTCTACTTTATCTCTATTTTCCAATATTTTATTTACAGGAACACGAGTAAAGAAAGCGTCATATCGTCTACCAACATAATCTTCACCTAACTCTAGAGTATAATGTAAAACATTGAATCCCATTTGAACCGCATACCCACCAAGTGCAACTAGTGACCATGATTTTCCTCCACCTGGGTTTCCAAATATTAATCCAAAGTCACCATTACCTAATCCACCTTGGAGCAGCTCGTTAATTTCGGGCCAAGGGGTAGCAACAGCAATTCGGTTATCTTCTCTATATCGAGATTCAACATCTTTATTATATTCGTGGCCTATATTTTTATCTTGGCCTGCTTTCATAGCATTTTCAATCATTAATTTGATTGAATCGTAATCGCCAGCTTTAAGCAAATCTACACTACTTAATAGTGCTTTTTTTAACTGTTGATTTTTACAGAATGTAGCAAATTCTTCTTGTACATACTCTGTATCTTCTTCACTTGCTTTATATGCTTCTCTAAGTTGTTCTTTAACAGCAACTTGTAAAACCTCATTTGAGATTTTTTTCATTTCTGTTTTTAAAACATCCATTGATGGATTTGTGTGATACTTTTCATAGTATCTAATGATTTCTTTAATAATCCATTTATGAGCATCTTTCCCAAACATATCTGGGTCAAGTATGTCATTTATGTTTATTAGGAATTCTTTATGGGTTAATAATGATGAGATAACTTTGGTTTGGAACTGTGGTCCATACTCTTCTATACTGTGTAAAACCATTTTTGTGTTTTTAATTTAATTAAATGTAAAAATTAATCTTTATATTTCCAAATGTAACCATATGAAAATTTTCTTTTTCCTAAACAAACTTCAACAATTGCTGCTCCTTGAGGTTTCCCTAGAGAATTAGCTGCTTTTAATGCACTTTCCCATTCTTTAATAAATTCTCCTGTTTTTGAATATTGTAGAACTGTTTTTCTTCTGTTGGTATTATTTATTTTTGATTTACCTATCAGTTCTTTTGTTTTTTGAGAGAGTTTTTTTCCTTTTAATTTATTGCTTATTTTTTGTTTCGTGACTTCAGAATGTTTAAAACCTTTCATAGCTTTTGAAATTTTCTTTTTCCCTTCTTCAGTTTGTTTAAAATTTTTCTTTTTTTCTTTCATTATTTTTTTAGTTTCTTCTGAATGGGTATTCCCTGTATTCTTCAGGCTGATTAGTTTTTTGGATGATTCGGTGTGTTTCCATCCTTTTTTGATTCCTTTGGTTTTTTTACTGATTTTTTCTCCTACAGATTTGTCTCTTTTTTTCCCTATGTTAGAATTACTAATTTTATTTTTAACATATTGTTTTTTTTCTTCACTAGCATTACTATACCAGTTTTTAACATTGTTTCTTATATTATAAAATTCATCATCTTCAACGGCTTTATAATGTGATATCCAAAAATTTTCTTTTTCCTCTAAAGATTTTACATCATCACAATATTCTAAAATTTCTTTTTTGAAATTTTCTTTACCAAAAATTAATATGTCTTTTTTTAAAAGAGATCCTGATCCTAAGTATTTAGGGTTGTTTTTTACATCTTTTCCAATGTATTTTTTTCCATTTACCATGTTGGTTGTCATATAAACTATCATAGTGTTTTAAATAATTATGTATTTTATTATACATATTATCAACCTAGGTAAGAGTCATAACTTTTTATTTAGAGGTCACTAAATCTTGGAAAATATCTTTAACCCAAAAATCTACATTTCGAATTAAACCACCTAATTGATCCTCATTATACATTCTAATGAATTCTTTTGCATGTAATTCAAGTGGGAATGGTTTGATAAATTCATCTATAATTTCTTTATCTTCATCTGTCATCATAGGATTAGATAAATCCATTATTCTATATTTGTTTTCAAGCATTTCAACATCATGTACTATTCTAGCATACACAACATGTTCTTCCATTCTTTGCTCACTTAAATCTATTATATCATCAAATGTTAGATGTTCATCAGCTAATTCTGGGAATTTTTTGAATAGTGTTTTTGCACCCAACCCTTTAATTCCAGGGAGAGAATCCGAAGCGTCTCCTAAAAGTGTTTTCATTAATATAAAGTTGTGTGGGTCCAATCCAAATTTTTCTTTTACAACGGCTTCGGTAAAAAATTCTTTTTCAATTGGTCTATACACAATTACTTGCTGATCTACCAACTGTAGATAGTCCTTGTCGCTCGAGACTATAAATACTTTTTCATCTTCTTTTTGGGGTAGAATTTTACTCAAATATGCTATAATATCATCTGCTTCTACTCTATCTAATGATATAACTTTAACAGGGAGTGTTTGAAGATATTCTATAATACGAACAATTTGATTCACTTTTGCATCATCTTCCTCGTCAATGTTATCAAACAGTTCATGTTTAGTTACTCTTGTAATATTTCTGTTTGATTTATATTCGGGGATAAGATTTTTGCGATTGTTTGAGGAACCAATCCCGTCAAACACAACTATAATTTGTGTGGGTTGTATTTGACGGGTTAGTGCTCCTAAAGATCTAAAAAAACCACCTAAACCTCCAACGTGTGCTCCGTTTGAATTAACAGCATTTATCATGCTA